AGAATCTGGTCTTATACTGTTGTTCTACCCATAATTCTATCTTCGTTATCTTCTTTGTTGAACTTGCCATAACTCCTGCGGGTAAATCAGTAACAGTGAAACTTCCGTTTCCGTCAAGCCACCCATTTGATTTTATGGAAAGGTTTGCGTTAGTCATATCAAGTGCATAATCAGTTGCACCTGCCGAGATATATTTTCCAAGCGTATTGTTTGTAATGAACTCAATCAGTGTTGCGTATGACGGATACCCCGTTACACTAACATCAGACCGATACCAAAAATTATCTGGCAACGCTATCTTCGTGCCTTCAACCTCATCACCGAATGATATGATAGAGTCATATTCCGTTACTCCGTCCACAAATGTGATATGGTAAATCGGGTATAAAAACAACCTAGTCTTTTTTGTATTTGGCAAAAAAGCTTTAAGCCAATTTTCAGAAGGGTAACCACCGTAATCTTCATAATACATAAGCCGTGTCAACGGTATCTTTAACGCTTCCCACGGGTCTATCAATCCTGCACCAGAACTTCCACCGGCAGCCTTCGATAACTCCAGCGGGAATTCAAAGACTTCCGCCCCGACAGTAGTCCCGTCAGACCTAACAATGTCAGCGTTATCATCAATAGAATATTCACGCTTGAACATAGTGCAGGCTTGCAGGTATTCAGTAGCATTCCTGCTCTCAAAATAAGGCTTAATGTAACCTTCGGTAACATCTACGTTCTTGCACACCTTTGAAGAACCCTCTTTCGCAAGAGAACTCTCAACGCTTTTGTCAAGATACCCGAATACTGCCTGCATATCCCTCCTTAAAATATCTTGAAAGAAACGCCAAAATGGACATCCCCGTCAAGTGTATACCCAACAAATGGCACAATGTTTCGCCACCTGTATCCTACGTCAGCCCCGATACTGTCAAAGTCTGTAAATACACCAAATTCAACGTTCTTAATGTTAGCTATATTATAACATAAAACGGGCTTTTTGTCAAAGGTTATTCCAACCCTCACAGGTGAAAGCCAGTCAAACTCTTTCTTAAAACTCACGGTGTCCACGGTCATCTCGTCTGGCAAGAACGTAAGCTCGCTGTCCAGACGCCAGTCATCGTTGATTTTTTCTAAAACAATAGCATATGGCTTCACAATTGTGGACGTTCCGTCAACATACTGTATTTGACCCTCAACCTTGATGACTTCTTTCTCTTTGATTATGACGTTATCAATTACCTTCGGGAAGAAGTTACGCACCACAAGGACGGTCAGGATAACGACAAGGATAAATAACAAAAAGGTCTCAATCTTCTTTTTCACGAAAACAGCGTCCCTTCTTTCAGGTTGCTCAAAAACTCTTTGCTTATGGTAACCTGATTTTTAAGCATAAGCCATTCATCGGGATTATTGACATACCACCTATGGCAATCCTTTTTCCTGACAGTAACATCGTAGTGCCTGAATATATCTTTACCGAACAGGTTATACTCACCAGACTTTACTGCAAGAAGCCACAGCAAGGCGTATCTCGTCTGCTCTGTCATCTCACCGTCATCATTAAGCACACAGCATTCTATACCCAGCATACAATCGTTGGGAAACCCGTGTGTTATCAGCAAGCTATCAGGCGTGTCCTTGTATGAGGCGTGATAAGCTATCTCGTCATCGGGTATCATCTGCAGGATAGAGCCGTCAAAGTCTATGACGAAGTGTGCCGACACAAACTTCTTTTCCTTCGGGGCGTATTTGTCAAAGTATCTCCTGACAGTCTCGGCGTCCTGACCCGGCACACCAGTCCAATGGACGACAAGCCCACGGACACCCATATTCTTTATCGCAGGTCTTGAATATTTGTTTTTGTGTATTAACCTATCATCAATAACCATATTCCTGCCACCAACTCCGCAAGCGGATACCACCACCGTTTTTTAATCGTCCACTTGTAAAACTTGAACGGATACGGTGAAATCCACCGCCCGAACACGAGATTGTAGATACGTTCAAAACAAAAATCACCAACAAGGAAAGCACCTGCCAGATAGATTATCCCAAAGCCGTTATAGGTGAGTATCATCAGAAAGACAAGGACGGTTTCCATTGCCCTGTAAATGTGATATTCATCTATTCCCAAAAAGAACCTGTTGTATCCGTCGTCTCCGTCAAAATGGATACTCTCAATGATAGCCCTTGTGCAGAAGTAAAGCATAACACAAAGAAGAAATATCATTTCTCACCCTCTCCCCTGAACCCACAGACACGTTCTGGTTCGGGTTCTTCTGCCCCAGACTTCATGGCATAATCAAATGCCCGATACTGCTGTTTGGAATATTCCCTCGCCCCGATGAGCATACCATACAATCCCAAGGTGATTGCCACATATTCGCCGCCTGATATTTTACCGTTAAGTATAAGATACGCCGTGAATATAAAAAGCCCCGTGAACGCCCAGACCTTAATAGACAACAGCTTCGATAAAAACTCCTTGATACGGTTCATCTTAATCCTTTCAAAAACCAAGCCAATGCCGACCCGATGAAGGCTACGATAGCCGTTAACGTCATCCATAATGCAGAGTTAATCTTTGCGTCGTGTTTCTCAACGTCCCGTTTCAACCGCTCCATATCATTGCACAAAGAAGGCATATTGGACAACAGGGTCTTTAAGTCGTTTTTAATGTCCGAAATATCAGACTTAATACCGGTAATCTGTTCTTCCACTACCGCCAACCTTTCGTTTTCAGTTTTCGTCATCAGCAATCCCTATCCCCTTAAAGCTTGTTCGCTTTATACATAACTTTTCCACCGTGCATATAAGCGGAAGCACCCAAAGTATCGCCTGCGACATCTCCATTGCGTGTCAGCCTCATAACAAGCTCTTGGTCGTCGCTGTCAGGTGTCGCTAACGTGAAGTCCGTGTATGTAAGCCCGTTTGCCGTAGCAGAAGAAGTCCCGTCAACACTGACAGTCGTTCCGGATGTCGTTGACATATCCTCGTTAGCCTTGCGGTAGATATAATCTAACTGCCATTTACAGGTCGCCGATGTGGTAGGACTTTCCCAAAAAACTCTCAATGTCGGGGCAACGCTCCTGTCCATATTCGGTCTTAACGGTGTAGTAAAAGATGTCTGGCGGACAAGGTTGTCGGCATATTCCCACGCCGTATCAAGACCACGTGCAACCTGCGAGGCGGCACTTGCCCCTGAGGCTGAAACCGCACCGACAGGTATCTGTATGTCGCAGTCATACCGTGCGTCTCCATACAGGGTAACACTGCCGTCATTGGCGATGTTGAGATAATCAGTTGTTCCGCCGTCTCCGATGTCTATACCATTGCTGGCGGAGTATTCTTGTAAAGAATTAGTTTTTATTCCACCATTTGGTAATGATATGCTTTTATCAGAGCCATTAAATATTATATAGTCTTGCGTAGTAGACGAGCCATCGTGTTGTGCGGCAGATATCCTACCTTTGTAGTATGGTGCTCCATTATACAACATTACCAACTTTGTGTTCCCAGTCTGTGTTATTCTATATCCAATATAATCAGCGTCAGATGTTCCGTTCACGTCAACAAGACTGCCAGAAGAATTTTCTCCGTCAAAAAGACCCTGGACAACAACATTGCTTTTTATCGAAAACTTATTGGTGCTGTCAAAGGATAGTCCATATGTCGCCCCACTATACCCTATCGTGTTTGTTCCAAGTGCGATACAGTCATTTGATGTTATACACCCAGTCCCATGAGCTTCAAGCGTGTCGGTCTTAACCGTTCCACTGAAATCAGCTCCACCGTCTTTAAGCAGAACGCCGTCAACGGTAACGCCAGTGTCAGCTGTATGCTCATTAATCGTGTCAACCTTTAAGACACCGTCTAAATCAACAGTATCTCCTGAATTGAACAACGAAACAGTCGTTGTGGGGGCATCTCTTGTGAATATCCCGACATCTAAATCACCCATAGCTATACCACTGTCAACGGCAATGTTGTCGGTGATAGACACGATATTATCATTAGTTCCCACGACTTTAGAACTATGTAGCTCTGAATACGGTGCGTCTTTATGAATAGGCATTTATCTCACCCCCCAATCCAATACACTTCGCCATCCTCTGAAGTAAATGCTTCGCCAGAAGTATCATATAACAGGCGTTCGTTCCACATTTTTAAAAAGTATGTCCAGAAGTTATCCGTGCGTATCAGCTCCTGAAATAACTGCTGAATGGCGTAGTCAAGCGGTAGCCTGTCATAGTCACCACCGATACTTACAGTCGGCAATAACTCAGTCTTTAACTTCCCGTTCTCATCGTAAATATCTAAGTCGGTATATACCTCGTGCTTACCGCTCTTCTGCTTGATATTTGTGACTTTGTTGGTTTCTGCGAGAATACTCTTGCGACCGCTTATTTTCATGGCATCCCCGGAACAGGTTTTACGGTAGGTATCCGACCTGCAAGATTATCGATGTCAAACCTGCCGACTTCTTCACGATAGCGATACACATACGATTGTGCCCTGTTCTGGTCTTCTTCTATCCCTATCTTGCGTAATGCCTGCGAGCAGATATTGAACACAAGGGCGTCTTCCAGTTTCTCTGGCAATTCTATCTCAACGGCGTCAGTAGCATACGTCCCATATTTCTGGACATTCGCAACGATTGTATAGTCGGCACTATGGTCTGGTGTGGTAGAACCAGTAGACGACTGCTCAACCTTGTAGATAACAGCTATTGTCGGTGTCCCGACAGTCTCACGCCAGTTATCATAGTTTGTGTCCATATAACTCACATCACGGACTTCAAGGATTGTGTCGTCATAATAGAATGTTTTCGGTTCATACGTATCACTGTTGATATAGAAGTAGGCGGCAGAAGCGCCATCATCGTCCGCCGCCGTTGGTAAGGGATAAAGCCTGTATGTGATAATGTCCGAACCGAATGCAGGCATCTCATCTATTTCGGTGTCATAGAAGACAGTGCCTGTCAATGAAACATCCTGTAACTGGATATTAGTGTCTCTCGCCGTATTCCTGATAGCCTTTAACGTGTAATTCCTAAATGTTGAGTAATCCCAATATTTAGGTGTCCAGCCCGCAGACGTTACGTCTGTGGCGTCTTCGTTTAATTCTATCAGTGCACTTTCCATTAACTCGGCTACTGTCATACCACATCACCTTAAATTTCTACTTCAACAGTAAACCGCTGGAATTCCTCGTATCCTTCATTAAAGAATTCTTCAATGCCTTTTTCAGGATTAAACCGTTTCGGCATATTCTTGATGACCCTGCGGAGTTTCCTGATTTCATTTTTGGGAAGCTCTGTCCACTGTCCGATAGGATAGCGAACCCACTCGCCCTTCTCCTTGTCGAAATATTTCTGGGATTTAGAACCCCAGACATCCCTGACAATACATCTCACCATTTCATACCTGTCATCAGTCTCTTTAACAGGTTTAATTCCTTCGCCTTCTGTTTTAGCAGTAGTCTTTGTAGCCATTTCAACCTCCATTGGTTTAGTGGGGGGCATTAAGCCCCCCTGTTAGCATTTACCTTACTCACCAGCGGGCGTATAATAAATATCAAGCCCGTAGAGCTTAATCGCCGTGGTGGCGGCACCAGTGAACACAACCTCCAGAGACACCAAAGTATCCTGGTCTACCTTGATTGTCGAGGCAGGAGTCAGTTCAATGGCGTATGTCGCAGCCGCAGTTTTTGTAAGTGTCCCGGTCGCAGCAACGGTAGTCGCAGCAGGAACATTCGTTGTCGCATTATAAGCGACAGTGTGGAACTCAGCTGTTGCGGTAGTAATATCGGCAACAGTTACGTTGTAGTGGATAACTACCTTGTCGATAGTAGTCCCAACAAGCTCATCCTGTGAGAAGTAATCAGTCAATGGGATTTCAAATGCAGGCGCACTATCCCCGGGAGTCTTATTATATGACAGGATGTCGCTCGACTTTGCAAGTGTCCACGTGGCTGTTCCGTCAAGGTCGAGCCCGACAAAAGCCTTCGCAGACAGCATTTTAACTTTCTGGTCTTTAGTAGAATAAAAAGCCATAATTCACCTCCTTACGCAGGCATCTCGGCATAAAGAACGACCACGGCGTCGTCATTGAGAACGACAGAAGCGTGAGCGAACTTGCCGGTTACGATGTCAAACTGTGCCCAGTAGTCAGGAGAAGTCCCTCGTGCATAAGTGCGGACTTCAACAGACTTCTTGTCGAGTTCGACAACACCATAAGGCATTCTTGACCCGTCCATACCAATCAGCAGGAACGGATATACAGCCCTGCTGTTTCCACCGCCTGTAGCCGAAGCAACAGTCATATTATCATCAAGGATAATCCTGAAAGGGCCCGCAGCACCAATCTCATCATCAAGAATAAAGTTATCGAAAGAATACTCATTCTTGGGAATGAAACCTGTAAGTGTCCGCCAGAACGACTGTGTAGCCGTCGGGGCAAACAGGAGATACGAAGCAGGCAGAGAACTTGACCCGTAACGGGTAGAGTTCATAATCTGCTTTGTAACAGGCTTAATCAGGTTACTCCTCATAATCTGTGCGGCGGTCTCCAGAATTGTGGTTGTGATAGGAATATCACACTGTGTAAATGTCGAACCGTCGAAATCTACTTTGATATTGGTATAAGGCGTTGCAGATGAGTAACAAGCCCACACAGAATTAGTCGCATAAAGAGAAGTCAGGATAAGAGAGCCCAGCTTCTCCTTTGCAGTCTCCTGTATCATCATCTGATGTTCCCGAATAATCGGGTCTTCAATGGTCAGTGTTACCTGGTCGGTAATCTTGTGTCCAGCACCATACCACCCGATTGATACCGTGGTGTCGGTAGCAGCAGCCTGACTGAACGGAGGCTGAACACCGTCAGTGATAGACTGCCAAGTGGTGGTCTTATCATACCTGCGGAAAGCAACAGTCTTACTGTTGTGTGAAGGCAGGTTTACTTTATATGCGAACTGGTAAAGCGGACTGTTATTGTATAGGACGTCCAGCAAATCCTTGGTATAAAACTGGTCGACTACCGATGTAACATTAGCAGTAGTCGTTGTTCCATAAGCCATATAATCACCTCCTGATTATCTTCCGTAAACTTTGTTACGGTATTTGTTTTTTAGTTCCTGAAACTCTTTGCTTCGGAAGTCAAGGCTGTCAAGATACGCCGCTTGTTCGGCAGGCGTCATATCATCAAATGCCTTCTTCCTTGTTCCGCCAGCCGTTGCTCCCCTGACGGTAGCAGAAGCTTTTAACTTCTCCGCCGACTGGTTTACATTAGCCGTTTTTGACGGCGACGTCTGGTTGGCAGGACTACCTTGTGAGCCTCCTGCACTTGGAACAGCCCCAAGTCTTTGGGCTTCTTCGACATAGATTTTGAAAAAGTCTGAAAAGTTGCGGTCAACTCTTCGGCGTAAATCATCGTCTCCAATGACACGCTCATGGACTTTCAGCAAAACCTTTTCCAATTCACCACCAACATAAGCTTCGTATATTCCCTGAACTACTGTTGCGTCAGAATTTATGGCTTCAACGAGACAAGTCGGGAATATTCGCTCAGACAAATCGGCGATTCTTTTCATAGCGTCTGGGTCTGTTTTTCTTAAACTTGAAATCTTTTCAACGACCTCTTTGGGAAACTCAACAGTCCCAGTGTTTTCACTGAATTTCATCGCCTCTACATCTTCGATGTCCAACGTATACGGGTCTGTATTCGTTGTTTTTAGAAGCTGTTTAATGGCGGTCTGGTCTCCGTCATACAACTTCTTTGCGAATTCCAACTGCTCTTCCGTCATTCCATACTTCTCCAACAGTTCAGCTCTCGGTCTTAACGCTTCAATCTCTTTTTCCAGTTCAGGAAATTTAAGAGACTTCTGCCAAGCCATTCTTATGTCTTCTTCTGTTACCTCACGCTCATATTCTTTTCCATAAAATTTATACTTAATCTTAAACTTGTTTTTTTCTTCCGTCTCCGCTTCAACCTCTGTCTTTTCCTCGGTCTCAGCAGGCTCTTCGTCTATTCGTTCGTCCGTTCCTTCTGCGGGCTCTCCACCCACTTCTTGCTCTTCTTGTTCCTGTGGTGCTGTTTCTTCACTCTTGACTTCTTCTGCTCCTCGCTCTTCTTCCGCCACGTCTTGAACGACCTCTGTTTCTTCTTTGACATCTCCCCCGACTTCAACTTGCTCGGCTTCATATTCCAATCCCTCCAATTCTACTTCGGGTAAACCGCCATTCAACGCTTCTTTGAATTTGTTCCAATACGTAGGCGTGTCTGTTATCTTGTCCATAAGTTCGGGGTTTTGGTTAATGTCCTCCAGCTTATACTTCGGCATACTCATCTCCTTCGTCTAATGCCAACAACTCGCTTTCACCAATCTCGTAGTAGTCGGCAACATACTTGATAAACCAATCAATCGCTTTCAACCGTTTCAAGTTTCGCAATGCGTTTTCCACAGCCTCGCTATCTTCCTCAATCATCGCCAAGTCCAACGCCTCTCGGCTTGTCTTGATGAACTTGCCCCTGAAATCATAAAAGACTTTCTTGAAGTCCTCGTTATTCGCAAGTGTTTTCATCGCAAATCCCATATTGCGTTTCTCTAAAGCAATCGCCTTGAGTCTTTCCTTCTGCTCTTTTGTCATAAAAGGATTAAACATACCGCTCCTCTCCTGTATCAAAAGCATTCATCGCACTCTTTATTTTCTGCTGTGCTTTCACTTCGGACATAAACTCTGACATCTCTCTCGCCTTCTCATAAACAAGGTTCATAAAGTCGGGTGAGTTCTGTAACTGTTCAACCATTTTGGAAGCCTCTGTCCGAACAGCCTCTTTGAACTCATCAGTCTCATACATCTTATCCCTATGGCTGACTTCTTGAGCCAGTGCCTTGTCGCCCATAAGCGTGAACCAACGCCTGAATAAAAGACGCATTTCTCTTGTCGTGATAGCACCAGACTGGATAGCGGGCTGTATGTTTTGGAACATAATATTCATCTGGTGTATCTTCAGGTCTGACATCGCTTGCGTATGGAAATTGACACCGACATCATAAAATCCGAGTATATCCTCGCCCTTTATTTCCATTGCCTGTCCCTCGCCGATAATGTCGTTGAACATAACATCCTGTTGCGGGTCTATGTAATGATTTATATATGCCAGCCAGTGAGCAAATACCTGCTTAAAAACAGACTCACGCAACTTCTCAAAAATAAACATCCTGAAATTGTTAAGCCCCTGTGCTGCTATGGCGGCTGCGGTAGCAGTCTTTGCAGAAGTCGGCGAATTGAAAACACCAGCCGTATTTACAGATACCCTTGACGCTCTCTGCTCCTCAATATCCGCTATCTGTAATACCTGCTGAACACCAAACGGATAGGGATTAGGCTGTAAGACGCTTATGGCGGAACGTGCGTCACCGTCTACCTTGTAAACAGTGCCAGGCAGGTTCTCCTGTAGCTTGCTGTATTCAAACGGGTCTGTTATCTGCATTCTATTGACGACCTTCTCACCGAGGTTTACACGTGAAACATAATCTATAAGCGACCGCCACAGAGTAGTTACGATTTTCGGGAAATCACCGATAGTGGTCATCATACCCTCGCCACCCTTTTCACGGTTGTGCTTGATATAATAGGCAAGAATATAGGGAAACTTTACACCCCTGATTTTATCGTAAGGTCTGATAGATAACAGGTAGTCTCTCGTAAAAATAGCCTCCACCATTTCAGTCATCCCGTCGCCGTCAAGGTCATATTCACCTATCCAGCGATAGACATCGAACTCTTCACGTGCGTGCTTATTCGCATAGTCATCTATCACATAGTAAATATCGGTAGTGTCCCAGTCAGCAGTCGTGTTAACGTCTCTGTTGTTTTCCAGTTTTTCAAAATATAATTTCTCAATCCATTTGTCGACATTCTTTAACTGTAACTGCGACTTCTTGTTATACTTAATATCCTGCTTGCGAACATCAGATAAAGTCATCCTCATCTTTTCCGCCCACCACCGTATATCACTCGGTCTCTTGGCTGTAATATCAAAAAATACATCCCTTATATCCAGAACCGTTGCGTCTGGTCTGTCTTCAATGATTATCGTCTTGGTAACATTTATGTTTTCTATAACACCCGTCTCTTCATTAAGTGTCCCGCCTTCTATTTCAACTCCCAGATTAGTCATCTCTTCTACAAATTCAGGATACTTTTCCTGCGGAATATCGAGCTTCTCACGCTCAATATCAAAATCAAAACGCCAGCCCGTTTTAACACATACCATACCCTCAATGACAGCAGAACGGACTACTTCCTCGGAAAACTCGTGCCTGTTGAACTGCCTTGACCAGACATAGTTCATATACTTGCCCATTAACCGTGCCTGCTCATCACTTGAAGTATTCCTTGGGTAGAAATGTGCGGGTTCATCCTCACCGACAAAGTCGTTGACAAGCTCTGCAATCATATTATCAGCCATTTGCTTGGCATGTCTGACTACGACTTGGCTTCTGTTTTTAGGTTTCACATAATCAGCTTTGTATATCTTGATAGCCTCGTCAAGTGCAGTATAGTATGGGTTCATGTTGGTCTCGGCATCGTCTATCAGGGTCGTGAAATCTTGGAGATATTTCTGCTCCTCGTTATACTCTTTCACATTTTCATTGATTTCTTTCATTTCCCTCCTTAAATATTTATGTAGACATTAGCAACTTGATTATACTGGTCATCGTAATGTCCCCACTTTATCTTACCGGTATCTTCCATAAAAGAACCACCACCATACAGCCTGATTAACTGCGGTATATATGCAAGTGTGTCCAGAATATCGTCGTGCGTATTGTCTTTTGTCGGCGACCATACAGACATCTCGTGCGTAAGGTCTGCCAGCCATTTTGGATTATCATCAGGGACAAAAACAACACCGGTATTTAGTGGTGTTTCCAATCCGATGATACGCTCTGTTTTTCTTACCCCTCTCGGCTTCAATGCTTCTATCTTGTAAAAGATACCGTGCTCATATCGGTATCTTTCGGCAGCCTCAAGAAAAGTCCGCTGGTATCCGACATCCTCTATACCCACAATCGGGTCATACATTCTAGCAATCTCTTCCAAAATCTCCAGCTTCCTCGGCTCCGACCACCTGCCGTGCCGTATATCCAGAATATACCACCGCTCGACAATCGTTTCATTGTGCATATCCCTTGTAACAGCAACAGTGGTCATAACATCGTAGTCATTGCCCTCTTTACCGCCAGACTGCAGGTCTACCGGTGTGTAAACCCTTGCTCTTGCCAGCTTTTTCATAACCTCGTTGCGATTAAACTTGCGTAACTTCTCCGGATTAAGGACTTGCATAGCAATTGGTGAAGGGTCGCACATAATCTCCGCATAAAACATCGCAAGTGCCGTAGAACCTTCTCGTTCAGCCCGCTCTCTGTCAAGCTCAATCTCCCGAAACGGGCGTCTTGCTTCCCATAATGCCGTGCCGTCATCCTTAATACTTGAAAAGAAGATTGACGGGACATTCGGGTCTTTGTGCAACCGCCATATCAGGCTGTCTTCGTGTGGCGGTGTCCCGATAAACCAAATCTTTCCAAGTATGGCGTCTTTTGAATAATAGACTTCTGACCAAAAGGTCTTATAAATCTTTTTTCTGATAGTCTCGCTCTCCCTGACTTCCTTTCCCTCGTAGTCATCGTGGATAATCAGTGTCGGGCGGATACTCGCAATGTTCAATCCCCTCGGGTCTTGGTCTGCACCTATCGCAATAACGACAATAAAGTCCCTGTCGCCAGAACCAGTCTTAATATGCACCTGATAGGCGTTATCAGTCCAGCCAGTTGGGATAGACAGGTGGTAAAATTTAGAGAAAAGCCTGTTATCCTTGATTTCTTTACGTATTGTGGCAAGAAAATTGGCGGCATCGTCTTTTTTCTTTGAGAATACGACAATACATCGCTCTTGTCTGTATGCGATACGCTTCAAAACCTGCTTATACAGGGTAACATTCGTTGTTTTGCCAACATCACGTGGTGCAATTGCGACCGCTAACTGCGGGTTTTCGTTAAAAAAGTCGTTTATCTGTTGGTGGAACGGTTGTGAGGGCAATTCAAAGGCATGAGGAAAGAATTTTTCGAAGTTTTCGTCTTTGTAAAACTCTAAATATAGATTTTTTATGTCCTCATGTGAATATTTCAAGCCTTATTCCCCCAAAATATCCTCGGTATTCTCACGTATAATGTCCTCGTCTTTGTCTGACAACTTCTTCACTGGCTTCTGCAACAGCTTAGACACCTCGTCAAGACATAATTCAAGCTCGTGCTCTTCCAGCTTATCCTCAATAGTGTTCTTCCACAAACCTTCCTGTTTCAATTTGTCTCTGATGAAGTTAGCAGACCCCTCTTTCGTGATACCAAGGTTCTCTAACCGATATTTATAATAATTCCTGATTAAATCCCATTGTCTGAACTGCTCTTTCGTGAGGCTGTCTAAGGCTCTGTCCCATTCGTCTTTCCCTATCTTCTCCGATAAGAGATACTCCTCATAATAAACAGCGTCAGGATTGCCCTCATACCATTCAAGCATTCCTTTAAGTATCCTGTCCTTTTCAGCCTTATTCATATATCACCCCGAAATCTATTATTGTTAGCATAATTATAACATAAAAACGCAAGGTTGTCAAGTGATATGTTACCAATGGTAACAGTTGTGTCTATTGGTTACACTTTGAGTGAAGGGGAAAGCCCACCGAGAACCGATGGGCTCGTGTATCAGTCTGTTTCCAGTCTCAGGATGAGGTCACCGTCTGTGTCGAACTTTAAGTCTACGAGAACGACATCGTTCATCATCTCATAATCGTATTCAGTTACAAGCATATTCTCCATAATCATATTGAACAGCTCTTCTCTGGATACGGTTATCTTATAAAGTCGCTTAATTTCCCTCTTCATTGTCAACGCCCTTCCTGTAGCTGTATGGTTATTTAGCCAGATACGTGTTCCCGTGAACCGTCAATAAATACGGTGCAACGCCATATTCATTTATTGGTTCTACTGTAAACAGTGCGTGTCCATCGACAATATCCTTGATATCAGGATTTGACGAATGCCAACACTCGTCTTTATTGATTTTGTATGTCTCTCCGTCAATATCAACTCGCAAATATTGTCTATTCTCAATAAAATCAATGAGTTTATTTTCCATTATCTCACCTCCTTCCCCTTCCTCCAACATCTCTTCAAGCTCTTCCAATGCCTGTTCACACGCCTGTGCAGGGTCTGTATAAATCACGGAAGGCATTTCTTCGAGAGAGTCGTAATACATCTTCAGTCTTGTTATAAGTCTCATCAACACTTCAATCATCTGTCTCATTTCTCCCCCAATCTGCGTTGATAACCATAATGCTTAACCCTTCCTTCTCTGGGTCATCTGTCCAGTGTTTCGAAGCCTCTATACTGCACACCTGACTGTCGTCGTGATATGCGACATTGTTAAGTCCGTCAAGAACAGACTTTATAATGTTGTCTATATCAGGCTTATTCAGGAACCAAGCAAATGCCTTGACTAATTTTCTAACCAATTTCTTGCTATAAGACTTCGGGGTCATAAAGTATGCCGACAAAGAAATATGCACAGGTGTTCCCTCTTCGTAGTATTTACCGTCTTCATTCGCATATGCTGTTGCTATTGACTTCTCATAATCTTTTGTTTTCTTCGGAGTATAGACCCTGCCGATTTTAGTGAACCGTGGTCTCCCCTTGCCAATAGGCTTCCCCTTAATGAATATCAGTTTTCCCATTCTTCGACCCAACCTCTGAGCACTTCTGCTAACGGCTGAACATCTCCGTCAGTGTGCAACATACTTCCGTCAGGCTTGTAGATAAATGCCGATGAATTACCGACACATCTTGCAAAACCGTTTTCTCTTGCATACTCATCCCTGATTTTATAAGTCCCAAGACACACCGCATATCTTACTTTTCCGTGTCTGACAAACGGTCTGATTAAGGACGCTCTGTGCTCGTGTCCCGCCACCGCAACGTCGTAATCATAATCCCCACGCTCCCAATTGACTTCCGCTCCGTGTGTGGGATTGTAAAGGCTTTTGTATTTGAACTTATGCCTGACTATCCACTTCTGATTGACAGCACCGCCCCTCACGGTAAACCTTGCCTCATCTCTCGCATACAGAATGTTCCAGCCGTCCACAAGCGTCTTGATATAATCAACCCCAGACAGCTTGTAAGTCCAGTTATCATGGTTACCTGTTACGCATACGATTATGCGTTCTTTCATTTTATTCAGGAACCATTCCACAAGTTTTATTTCGTGTGCGTGTGTGGTCGGTTGATTAGTTTGGATAGACTGTAATTTCCCGATGATAAAGTTGTCGAACAAATCTCCGGACAAGAACACATACAGCCTCGGAGTATTCAAGATAGTGTTCATATCTTTTTCAAGTGCGTCGATGTCTATCTTCCCGCCAAAGTGAATGTCAGAGATATTGACAATCCCAAATGGTGCATTCCCAAAATCTATAACCTGACTGTTCTCATCACTACTCTTCTGCTTCGCTCTCTCACACAGCTTACGCATATATGGGAGTATCTCTTCCTCCACCTCAACGTGGTCAACAGGTTTCAGTCCCGATATAGACACCTGCATTTCCATATTCCTGACGAACCGCATATATCTGGACATTGTATCATCGGAAACCCCAAGCCTTTTCTGTGCCTCTTCAAGCCCATACTCTTCAACGAGTGTCTTGACTTCTTTTATTTTTTCTTTCCCGATAGGCACGTCAGTCCTCCATTTCTGCCCAATTTACAAGGTCAGGGATATTGGTGAAAATAGGGATGCCTCTTTTTCGTGCTATCTTCATCTCCTTTAGCGTGCCCTTGCTGTCCTCGTAACCTGGCAGTAAAATCATGGCGTCTGCCATTTTCAGCCATTCTGCGTTCGGCTCAAAATACATATCATAGGTGTAATCGCCATACATAATCCCAAGGAGAAAATCAGCCGCCGGATTATACGGCGCAAATCCAAGCCGTATCAACTCGTTTTGATACATAAAGAAACTGTGCATGTTGTTTAAGTGTTCAGTCCCATAATCTGAAATCTTGCCAGCGATATAGACTTTATAAATCATTTGCTCCTCCTGTCCTCGTTCCGGATATTCATAACGAATAGTAGGTTTGTAACACACATATCCAAATGCGGAAAACCGCTGTCCTCGTCAACCTCGTTGCCCTTCATAATCTCCATAAGATGACGCCAGAAGGCTTTCCAATATCTTGTCCGTGTCAAATCTTCTAACCCGACATACTTCCAGTTATCATCGTCATATTTCTTTGCCCCGTATTCAAGGACATCAACAATCTGCTCCAACTCAGTGGCGAGCGCCTTTGTCAATAAAAGCCAGTTCTTCTTCCCGTCATCATACTTGACACCCCTGCCACCACACTCAGGACACCCTAAATCCATGTTACCACCTCCATAATTAACTATAATGACAAATGAAAATAATGTCAAGTAGTAATCTTAAAATGTTGCAGTCGTTCTTAAAAAATATGCCCGTCTACGCATTAAGACAACATCGCTACCTAGCCGTAGAGATAAACACCCCGTAGAAACGCTCAAACACCCCTTAAAATCCATTCCTTGCCCAGAGTCGGTAAATGTGTCACCAAAAATAGAAAGGGCTGTTTTTACCCCCTTTTTGACGTCCACAGTTCAGGGGCTCCCCATTTGCAGATTTCAACGCTTCCATTTGCAGTTTTCACCCCTTCCATTTGCAAATTTCACCGCATGTATATATATATAATATATACAGATAATAATACAGATAATAATCCATATAGGAAACGGATTATTTTTACCTTCAGTATTGGTTCTGGATGATAAAGCCTTGCCCTGAACCTGTCAGGTTTTTGGTAAGAAAAATTTAGTCCGGAGGGTTCTCTTCTCCCTCGCACCCCCTACCCCCCGCCTGCCCCCCCCTGGGGGTTCTTCTCCCTGTCAGGAATGTAAAGTTAGCTTTACGTAGAGCGTTGGGGTGGTGAAGGAAATACTGGATCCCTTCACCCCGTCCCTTCTCAGAAATCAAGCCTTATCTATATGTTAATGTTAGTTATGATATATATTATTATCACTGGCCCAACTCTCCCTGGATAAACTTTTTTTATTTTTTTCTCATTTTTCCCTTGACAAGGGGTTGAGTTGGCCGTATACTATATTAGTAACAAGGAGGTAAAGGAATGAGAACTACTCAGGCAAAAGTCGAGGAAGCAATGGCAGAGGTCAACCGTGGAAAACCCGACGATAGGAAATGGATCCTGAAGAATTTTGTTGTCTTCGAACGCTCCGGCGGCGGTTATGTTTGGGCATCACGCCCGTATGATGATCACCGCCTCGAGAACGTCCGGTGGTATATCGGGCGCAACGGTGGTGATCTCTATTTTTACGGAGGCCGCTACTATGTTGAGGAGGTAAAGGAATGACTGGATTAATCGTTGGACTGCTAATTGTAATCAGTATCTTGACCCTGGCCATCTACGAGGCCGGAAACAAAAGGAGGTAAGAACATGAGAAAACAGTTTGTAAAAGATAGGTGGATGTCCTCACACGCTGACTTTATGGCTGCGATGGACCCCGATGAAGTCCGTGATTTATGCCCGTGGCAAGCGGTCATCGTAGAAGTTACAGGCGGGTGGATGGTCTTTGAAAGCCTAGACGACTATGAAGTCTGGGCAAAGCAAGAGTAAGCCTGAAGCCGTTCTATTATGGGGAGGCCTTGCGGGGCCTCCATGTAACAGAATGGAGGTAAAAAAATGAAACCTGACGAACTTAGTAGCTGGACGGTCGAGGGGCTGAAAAGAGTTCTTGCGGCAATCGAAGAGTTGGAAGAAGCTGGCACGTTGGAAGACTGGGAAGAGGACGGGCAAGAATGACAAGGCGTAAGGCATGGAGAGATTTCAGGCGGGGGCTTGTAACAGTCCTCAAAGAGCTCCTCTTTTTCGGAGCTATGACGACGGTTTTTTATTTGATAGTCTGGGGGCTGTCAAAAATTTAAGGAGGTAAATATGAATAAGACTGAGCTAATATTTTTTGGATCCGGAATTCTTTTTGTCCTTATAACGCAGATACGCAACGCATGGATTGAAAGACAGAGACGCAAGACGGCGGTCAGGTTATGAGGGCCAGAGATTTAAAAACGGGGGATGTCTTTAAGGCGTCCCCTGATTTAATAGTTAGGGTTGATGTGGTCTGTATACTGCATAACTCTATGGTCGGGCTTAAGGTAACGGATCTTAAAACGGGCGAGCGTCTACATCTCCCACCGTTACCAGCAACCCTGGAGATAGCAATTGAAAGTGGGGTTGAAAATGATTAAATTCTTAAAACGAGCATGCGTTATCCTGTTCCTGGTCGGGCTGTTATTAAACCTGATGACGTTGGCAATGATAATTTTTGATTAAGGAGGTAAGTATGATAGTAACTAATAAAACGGGCTTGCCAGAATTCCTTTACAAGGTCATTGAGGAGGCTGTAAACGGGTATTATTACGACTTCAAACCTGACGATACGCAGTTCTCAGCAACGGAGATACTGGAGAGCCCCGCCTATGTCTGGCTAAAAAGACGGCATGGACACGAGGCAGAACGGGACGCCATAACGGGCTTGTATTCGCTTCAGGGCTCTGTTATGCATGAACTGATGAAACGGGCGGGCGGTGATGCCCTCGAAGAGATTAGGCTGTCCCATGTGGTAAACGGGCGGGCGTCTGTCTCCGGAAAATTCGATAGGTTTGACGGCGACTTGTGGGATTATAAATACACAACCGTCTGGTCTCACGTATACGAGTCAAAGAAAGACCACTGGGAGAAACAATTGTCAGTCTATGCCTTCCTGCTTAAACGGGCGGGCTTCCCTGTGAAAGGGAAGCATATAATCGAGATGTTCAGGGACTGGTCTCCAACGGCAGTTATATCTGGTAAGTATAACATGAAACCCATCGAGATACTGGACTTCTCATGTATGTCAGAGCAAGACACGGAGAAGTTTATAAACGAGCGTATTGAAGAGATACTGGAGTATCGAGACGTTAAAGACGGCGACTTGCCTCCGTGTTCAGAAGAGAACCGCTGGACTACCGAACGTAAGTTCGCTGTAATGAAACACGGGAACAAGACAGCTAAACGGGTTCTTAACTCATGGGTGGAGGCGAAAGACTGGATAGCAAGACAAAAAGACAGCGGTAATCTTTACATTGAAGACAGGCCGGGGACAGACAAACGTTGCCAAGATGTATATATTGACCATAACGGCGTGAGCATAAACTACGGTTACTGTCCGTATAACGTTTTTTGCCCTTTTTATGAATCGAGTGTGAAATAAGCAAAACTAACTATTGACAATACGAAAATTGTCTGTATAATCATATAGGAGGTGATGATATGAGCGAGATGAGTGAACTTGACATTCAGAGAAAGCGGGTGGAAGATATTATCCTGAGCCTGCCGAAAGACAGAGAGCGAGGGTATGTCGAGGCGTTCGTTGACACAATGGAGCTAATCGCCGACCTTATGACTGGAGGTTACCAGTATGAGATAGTCGGCTTGCCGGAAGAAGGCAGAGCGGGGCTTGTCGGTTGGTTACAGGTGTATGATGAGGAAGTAAAGTTCCACAATGTTTACAAGTATCCCGATTACAAAAAGGAGGAATTATGAATGACGAAATGAATTTGAGAATGGCGTTGGGAAAGAAGATTTTAGACGTGATGTCCGCAATCGGGACAATGGAGAAGGACGGGAAGAACACGCAGTCTAATTATGACTACATATCGTCCGAGAATATGCTGGCAAAGTTAAAGAAGATTTTGCCAGAGCACAACCTTGCCATTATCCCGTCAGCAACAGACTTCAAGGAAGAGTATTTCACTGCACAGAATGGGAAGAATGTCCAGAGGTCTATCGTCAAGATGAATTTTCTGCTAATGGACACTGATACAGGGTTTACATTGGAAGTGCCGTGGGTTGGTGCATACCAAGACTTCGGCGGAAAGTCGTGCGGACAAGCGTTAACAGAAGCCTGTAAGCGTTTTTATTTCAAGCTGTTCTTTGTGTCCAGTCTTGAGGATAAAGACCCAGACAGCGAAACCGTTGAGTTTAAGCAAGAGAAGTATCCCAGAACAAAGGCTGGTTTTATGCAGTTCGTCATCGACAGCGGATACACGAAAGAGCAAGTCCCAGACGTTGCACACAAGATACTGGGGCGTAGCCCGTCTGATAAAACCGTGGATATGTGGGTGCAATCAAACGGTTGGAGTGCCGAGAAACTACACCACTATTTTAACAAGTAAATGTCCAGTAAATTATATAAAATACTGGACAAAGGAGAAGTTATGATTGACAGGATGAGGAACATAGCCGACAACGTGAAGCGGTATCGGGAATTCAGGGCTATGACGCAAGCTGAATTTGACAACTGGCTTGGGGTCAAGGTCGGGAGCACTGGCAGGTTGGAGAGAAACCTTGCCACAAAAGTATCCTACATCTTTGCACTTGAAGACAGCACAAGGATTTCATTTCAGGCTTGGAAACGTGAGCTGACAGACGCAGAGATGCTGGATTTGATAGGGAGGGCTAATGTATGAATAAGAGAGAGGTGAAAAAGTTTATCAGGACGTTTGACCCAGAACGTGTCTACGAGTTCGGGACGCTGAACGGCAATGAATACATTCACGTTTACGAGCGTAGCTGTTCAAAGGACGGGAAAGAGAGCGGGGCTGTATGGCACTATACGATTAAGGGAATGGGCGATATGCTGTTCGCTAAAGGCATCTATATCGACGGTGTAAAATATCAGCCGGTTAAGATGTTCCCAAACACGAGAACTGACATTTGGCTTCCAGACTTCGGGATTTTCACAGCTCCAGATAAAGACAGCGAGGAGAAGTCAAGGCCTATTCCTGAGAGTTGGGCACGCAACTATTGGGGTGGCTATATGGCTGGGCAGTTGAAAGTCGGTGATAAAATTGTGAAGTTCCTGTTAGAGCCCCACGACAATATGACTATTATGAACCCCTGGGCTTGTGCGTCTGGAAAGTATGGTGAAGTGAACAAGCGACCCGGCTGGCTCTTGTTTATCCTGAACGATAATATCAAAACACGTCAGGATTTCAAGAAGGAACTTAAGAAGATTAACGAGGAGGTTTGATTATGTTGTTCAAGGAAATGTTCATAGTTGCTTCAGATGTAGAAGATTATGGTGTTCTCAAGAGATTGATAAATACTGGTGGAAGCCAATATTTGGCTCTGAATGTTTTTTGCCCATATAGTAATCAGAAATGTTCAGTTAGATGCCCATTTTTTGAAATTGAAAATGGTAGCGAAAAGGAAAGGGTAACGGTTCGGCTGACTTGTGTTGGAAACAAGCGTGTGATTGAGGATATTTACATCAAGGATTTTTTGGAAGCAATTAAAGATTAACGAGGAGGTTTGATTATGGCTAATGTAAACAAAGTGCTGTTGACTGGAAATCTCACAAGGGATATTGAGCTTAAATACACACAAAGCGGGAAAGCTTATGCGAAGTTTTCGATCGCCGTGAACGGCTTTAAGAAGGACGAAGTGGATTACATCAACATCGTTGTATGGAACAAGACGGCGGAGCTTTGCAACGAACACCTGAGAAAGGGTTCTCTTGTTTTGGTAGAAGGACGTATCAGCCAGAACCGATACGAGATAAACGGGGAGAAAAGGTCAACGTATGAGGTTGTCGGCGACAGAATTCACTTCCTGTCCGGAACAAAAAAGCCCGAGAGTGCCGATGTAAAAGACAGCGAGTTTCATTACGGCGATGAAGACATCCCGTTTTGAGTGACGACATTCATCAGGGAGGTAGCGAATGACAAAAAGAAGGAAACGTAAAAAGAAGATAGATATGTCTGAGCTTAAGGAACGCGAGCTTGCTTGGGAATACGTCTTAAATAACGCCCTGACACCACGAGAACGGCTTTTCTATGACTGGGCGGTAAATCCTATGGATAAACGGAAGATAACCGTTGTGGGGCGTTCTATGGGGCTCACAAAGACACAGTCGTTTTATACCGTAAGGAAACTTGTGTCTGCGGAAGTGATAGACGTGAATTATATACTTGAGAAAGGACGCCCGTATAAGCCCGATGTATGGGAAAACCTTGATGAGTTCGGGAAAGAGCTTAAATTGAGGATGTATCAGCAATGGGTAAAGTATTATCAGAAGGTGGTGTGAGTATGACACATACTTTTAATACTGAGGTTGCAAAAATAGTTGGTGTGAATGCCGCCGTCATCTTCGAGAACATTGTTTTTTGGTTAAAGAAAAACTTGGATAACGGCAAGCACATTATTGATAACAAAGTCTGGACTTATTCATCTGTCAATGCGATGCTTCAGTCTTTTCCCTATCTCACTGACGGACAAATACGTGGGGCATTGAAGAAGTTGCAGGATGAGAACCTTATCGAAGTAAGACAATTCAGCGGATACAACCGTGTGAATTGGTTCACCGCTAACGTTGACGCCATTTGCAAATTTTACCAATTCCATTTGCAAATTTCAACGCTTCCATCTGCAGATTTGAACGCTTGTATATATAATAATATAACAGATAATAATACAGATAGTAATACAGATAGGGACGACCCAAAGTTTTTTGAACTTCAAAGTGAATACGATAACGTTAGCCTGACCCAGAACGAGTTCGAAAAGCTGTGTGATTTGATAGGGAAAGACGCCGTGATTAAGGGGCTTGATATTCTGGAGGCATACAAGACCGAGAAAGGGAAGAAGTATAAGTCTGACTACAGGGCTTTCAGAAAATGGGTAATAGACAGGCTAAAGAATGATTATCCAGACCTCATAAATAAAAGCGAAAGGAGATATACCACACTCAAAGACTTTAAGGAACACCTCGTGAGAGACCTCGGTTATGTGGAGGGTTCTGTCGAGTTTGAACAAACAGTTGACGACTGGAAGAGTGAGCACAATGACAGACCTTCTAATTAAATCCAGGGACAGCGAGGAGGCTGTTGTCGGTTTCTTCCTGTTGCACATACTTGACGGTGGCGAGGACGAGACTGCCGATATACTGGCAAGTATAGACTATGACGACATATTGAACACAGACTTGCGTAACATTTACAAGGCTTCGGCAAGATACATCGGGAAGCCTGTAACAATCGTTGAAATAGCGTCAGCGGGTCATTGCGATATTGAACAGCTGAAGCGTCTTGTGGCTACTTCGACACAACACATCAATATTAAAGCACACGTCAAGATGATACTGGATATGTCAAGACGCTACAAGATAGTGAAGCTGACAGAACGTGCAAAGAATAAGGCTCTCTCGCAAGAGGACATCAGCACTATCATCGGTGAGATTGAGACGAAGCTTGTCGACATAGACACCAGCGACCCCGACGAAGCCGACTCTGCGGAGAACGTTCTCTTTGAAGTCGTTAACGAAATAGAGAGTGCCAAAAAGAACGGCTATGACGAGAGCAAGTTTATCTCGACACATATCCAGTCCCTGGATGACGCCATAGGTGGAATGGAGGGTGGCTGGCTTGTCCTGATAGGTGCACGCCCAGGTATGGGAAAGACACAGCTCGCATTAATGACAGCCCAGAACATGGCAATGAACGAAGTCCCGACCTTATTCTTTTCGTTAGAGATGAGCAAAAAGGAGTTAATCCGCAGACTTATCCTCGAAGGGACAAAGGTAACTTTCGCAGAAGCTAAGCACGGTCACATAACCGCAGAGCAGTTGCAGTCCATACACGCAAAGGCAAGCAAGATACATGCAATGCCGATGTATATTGACGACAAGGGCGGAATAACAATGGCTCACATAGATAACATTGTGAAACGCCACGTAACAAAATACGGCGTTCGTTGTGTGTTCATTGATTATCTTCAATTGATTTCCGGAGACGGTTCTAAGTCAGCCTACGAGCGAACGACCCAGATTTCGCAAGGCTTGAAGAATATAGCAAAGCGACACGGGGTAACGGTCGTGGCTTTATCGCAGTTGTCAAGACTCAACGAGGCACGAAAGGATAGACGCCCCGGCTTGTCTGACTTGAGAGACAGCGGTTCACTTGAACAAGACGCCGACATTGTTATGCTTTTATACAGAGACGCATATTACACGGAGAGCATTTCAGATAATACTCTTGAAGTGAATATCGCTAAACACAGACACGGGTCGGTCAGAACGGTGAAGCTGTATTACAATCCGTCAAGGGGAACAATAAAAGATTTCGAGAGGAGTGTTTTGTGATGGAATTGATAGATGTTTACACAAACGACTTGGACAACTACACATTGCGTGAGTTTATTATGGAACAGCTTCTGGACATGGGGCGTAAGATTGAATGCAAGGAGGATGTGTATAGCGAGATAGCAGTCCTGACGGAAACGGATGTTGATGACGTGATAGCCTATCTTAATCACAGTGCTAAACCGCCGAAGATATTTTTGGAAAGTGTCGAATACCACTATGACATAAAATATAAACATCTTGACGGGATATGCAAAAAGATAGCATCCAACAAACGCAGGATTGAGCACAACAAGGCACAAAGATATAACAGGGTCGACGGTAAAATGAAAATATCTAACAGGCTGAATAAGTTCAAGCGTGAGGCAAGCAGAAGGCATCACCAAAGAATGGAGATGTTCGAGAAGCTTGATGCCGAATTGCCACGGGACATCAGGGTGAGCGACCGCAACAAGATTATAACAGAAAAAATGGAGCTAACGGAATGCACGGCGAAGCGTATCAGAGACGGGCTACGGATTTGGAAGAGAATGGTAAAGAGATACGGACGATTAGAAAACACCATTCCAACAATAGAGCGTCTGATTAAAAATGGACACACACCGCACGAGATTTCACGTTTTATCGGGGCAAGCATAACAACGGTGAGAAAAGTTGACAGAATTATGAAAGAAAAACAATCACCCCTTGACAAACAGGCTTAACGTCATCATAATCTTATAGGGAGGTATGATTATGAATGTTTACGCATTTAGGGAAGCAAGCAATCTTATGAAAACGTTTTGTATAAATGAGCTGAATCTCTCTTATGATGAATGCTCTTGTCATATTGGTTGGTATTATACCACAATATATTTGCCAGACCTTACTCTGTATACAACGTCACTGATACTTAAAAAATGCTCTGATAAATCAGAAATTATAACGGCGGACAGGAACGAAGGCGGAGGGTTCTTGGTCGAGATACACGATTACTGTTTATTTGATAATACAAAAAATGATGTAGACGATGATTCAGAGTATATCCAAATCAAGTTTAACACCAAACCAGTAGACAAGTTTTTGGGAATATCTGAAAATGAGTCGAGAATAGAGATGATTTTATCGGAAATGGCTGATTATGGAATAAAGTTGTCAGAGGTTGAATATTGGAATAAGGAGGTATGATTATGAAAAAAGTAATTGAGGAAAGTTTTTTGAACGAGGTGTTGAACCTGATTGAGTCGGGCGTCTATCAAGTCCCTTACAAGGAAGTAACAGAAATTATTGACCGTCTTATGGACTTGCGAGAAAGCCGTGAGGATGAGCTCAAGGCGGAGGTGCAAGAGTTGAGAGAGATGTTGCTGTCTCTGGACAAGGAGGAAAAATGAGCAAGATTAAGTTCAGGCTTGAGAGCGGAGTAGGGAAGGTTTTGGAAAAATTCGAAGTCCCGACTGGACATATTTGCATTATGGAAGGAGAGCTTGGAAAAAGATTGGAGTTTTTATCAATAGGCGATTATGGGAAGGAAAAGAATGTAAAAGCAGATTTTCTTGGATATACAAACGAAGTGAACGGGGTTGAGCACTGTGATATATTGCCTTTGGAGGAAAAATGGGTGATTACAATAAGCTCACAGTATGGTTGTTCCATGGCGTGCGGGTTTTGCGATGTCCCCAAGGTCGGAGTTGGTATAAACGCAACTTTCACGGATATGGTAGCACAAGTCTTAAATGCAATATCACTGCACCCAGAAGTTCATCATGCGAATAGGATAAACCTACATTATGCCAGAATGGGGGAGCCAACATGGAATAAAGATGTTATCGATAGTGCGTATTGGATTGGCTCTGTGTTAAAAAGTTCTGGGTGGGGGTTTCACCCAGTAGTATCGACCATGATGCCGAACAATAACAAAGACCTTTTCGCTTTTTTAGAAGGTTGGTTAGATCTAAAAGATAATTTTAACGGGGAGGCGGGATTACAGCTATCAATAAACACAACAGATGAAATCGTTCGGAAGAAAACAATGCCATATAGCATGAGCCTAAAGGAAATCTCGGACATGATGTGTGATATTTTGAGTTATAGACCAATCCCGTTAGGCAGAAAAATCACGTTAAATTTTGCGTTAACAAATGCAGAGGTGGACGCAAGTAAAATTAGAGACTTGTTTTCGCCAAGATATTTTATATGCAAGCTGACGCCAATGCACAAAACAAAAGCATGCGTGTCTCGTGGATTGCTAACTGACGGCGGGTATGATTATTATTATCCATACAAAAAAATTGAGGAAGATTTGAAAAAAGAGGGGTTCGGTGTCATAGTTTTCGTTCCGTCAAAAGAAGAAGACAACAGCAGGATAACATGCGGGAATGCCATTCTCGCCGATATGAGGAAAAATGAAGAACTTTAAATACAAGGTTGTAGACAAGGAAAAACAAGAGGTTTGCGAGGAGTTTGTCGGGGATACAGCCCGCTACCAGTATCTACTCTCCTCGGGCGTTTGTGACGCCGATGGAAGAGAGGTTTACGACGGCGATGTTTTGCGTGATGTAAATTATGATGAACTATTCCTCTTTGTGTATTATCGGGACGGTATTTTTTTGTGTGACAAGCTCGAGGAGGATGAAGGATTCATGACGACATTGTATTGGGGCAAACCGATTATGGATTGTGTTGATGATATAAAGTCTGCGAGAATTGTGTGGAACGATAATATTAAAAAGGAGGAAAAATGAGGTGTAAAATTTGCGGTCAATCTGGCGTTGATGGTGCTTATGATCAATACGGTGACTTCGTTTGTATCGACTGTTTTGCTACTGGGGAGGCTTATATGTCTGGACTGCACGCTGAGATGTTGGCTCCTGTCCCAGGATTTAACTATCCGGGGCTTGCACAAAGAGAAGAGGAAATATTGAGAGCGTGGAATCACGAAGACGGTAATATAGTTGAGGAGGAAACATGAAACACTTTCGTGATGAGAAAATAGAGAAACTCGACGCACTTCAAAAGACTGCTGCCGAGACATATCTTGAATGGAAAAAGTCGGAGCGTGAGTGGGATGAGAAGATGAGACGTGAGATTGTCTCAAGGTTTGGGACTCCGTCATGGGGGGCAGAAAGCGAGGAGGATGAAGAATGAAAAAGATTAAAGGCTCAACCGAACGGGAAACTGTTAACGAAATATTCGGACTTGTGGTGTTCTTAAGGAGGAATTATGAAATATTTTAAGGTTGTAGACCCTAAAGGACATTGTGGGCTTGTCTACAAAGAAGGATACAACGAAGACCC